CAGCAGGAGATGGTGGAGCAGGAGGATCTGGTGTTGTAATTACAAAAGAATTAAATAAAGCAACTGGTGTGTGGTCAATGCAATCACAATTTCAAGCAAGAAAAAATGGAACTTGGGTTTTACCTCCTGTTATTTATACAGGAATAAATTTTATGGTTATAGCCGGTGGTGGTTCAGGTTCAGCTAACGCAGGTGGTGGTGGAGGAGCTGGAGGTTATCGTGCCTCTGGGTTTGGTCCAAGTCCACTGCAAGCTACTGCATTAACTCTAGAAGAAGGAGATTATGATATAACAATTGGGGCAGGTGGAGCACAAAGTACATCACCTGGACCAGGTGGTTTTGCTGGAAATGATTCAATATTTAACCCTGGTGGTTCAGAAGGAACTACAATGATTACAGCAACCGGTGGTGGTAGAGGTGGTCAAGATGACAATTTTGGTGGTGGTGATGGAGGATCTGGTGGTGGAGGGGGAGCTAGAGGTAGTGCTGTGCCTGGTGGTTCAGGAAACACTCCTCCGTTTACTCCGCCTCAAGGTAATCCTGGTGGTAGTGGTGCTAATAGTGTATCACCTAGAGGACCGCAAGGTGGTGGTGGAGGTGCCGGTGGTCCTGGGGGAAATGGTTCTGGACCTAACACTGGTGGAGCCGGTGGTGCTGGTGTACCTAATTTAATTGGTTGTGGAGCAACACCTTTTTCAACAACAGCATTTGCTGGTGGTGGAGGTGGTGGTAGTGGACCTGTGCCAGGTGCATCTGGAGGGCCAGCTAGTTCTGGTGGTGGTGCTGGAGGATCAAATAGTTCAGGATCTAATGGTACAGCTAACACAGGTGGTGGCGGTGGTGGTGCTAAAGATGGTGGACCTGCAGGTGGAGAAGGTGGATCAGGAGTCGTAATTATGAGATTTCCAAGTGATGCAACATTAGCAGTAACTCCGGGTACAAATTTAACAGGGACACATCCAGGTGGAGAAAAAGTTGCTGTATTCAAAGCAACAGGAACATTGACAGTTTCATAACAAATGTTATATTAAGTTTATAAAGATATATGAACTTAATGAATTACTACTGGTATTTTCAATCAGCGGTTCCCGCTAGAATCTGTGATGACATAATTAAATATGGAAAATCCATACAAGATCAAATGGCAGTCACTGGTGGTTTTGGTGATAAAAAATTGAATAAAAAAGAAATTAAAGATTTAAGACAAAAAAGAGATTCTAATATTGTTTGGATGAATGATAGATGGATCTATAAAGAAATTCAACCTTATGTTCACTCAGCAAACGCTAGTGCTGGTTGGAATTTTGATTGGGATTATTCTGAATCTTGTCAATTTACAAAATATAATAAAGGCCAATTTTATGATTGGCATTGTGATAGTTGGGATAGACCTTATATTAAAAAAAATACTGACGATCCAACACATGGTAAGATAAGAAAATTATCTGTTACAGTCACTCTTTCAGATCCAAAAGAATATAAAGGTGGTGAATTAGAGTTTGATTTTAGAAATAAAGATCCAGATAAAAAAAACAATATTCATAAATGTAAAGAAATATTACCAAAAGGATCTTTAGTTGTATTTCCTTCACATGTATGGCATAGAGTATGTCCTGTTAAAAAAGGATCAAGATATAGTTTAGTAATATGGAATTGTGGATGGCCATTTAAATGAAAAATAAAAATTACCCAGAAAAATTATATATAGAAGAGTATTTTAAATGTCCTATATGGCATGCAGAAGAACCTAGTTTTGTTAAATCTTTAAATAAAGCTTCTGATAAATATATTAAAGAAGCACAGAAAAATTTAAAAAAATCAATTAATGAAAGAAATAAAAAATTTGGAGATAAAGGAGATATGGGTCATGTGTTTCATTCAACATCGTTAATTAATGATCCTAACTTTAAAAAGTTACAAGATTATGTTGGTGCAACCGCACACAATTTATTAAACGAAATGGGTTTTGATCTAACTAATTATCAAGTATTTACAACAGAGATGTGGGTTCAAGAGTTTGCTAAAAAAGGTGGGGGACATCACACTTTACACACACATTGGAATGGACATATATCTGGTTTTTATTTTTTAAAAGCAAGTGAAAAAACATCTATGCCAGTTTTTGAAGACCCAAGAGCAGGTAATGTTATGAATCTTTTACCAGAAAAAGATAAGACAAAAATAACTTATGCAACTTCGCAAGTGCATTACAAAGTTAAACCTGGTAATATGATTTTTTTTCCATCTTATATGCCACATTTATATAGTGTAGATATGGGATATGAACCCTTTAGATTTATACATTGGAACTGTCAAGCTATACCGAAAGGAGTATTAAATGTCGTTCAAAAAAAATAAATATAGTGTTTTAAAAAATGCAATATCAAAAGAGTTAGCAGACTTTGTTTATAGTTATTTTAAAAACAAAAGAAGTGTTGCAAGAGTTTTATTTGATACAAAATATATATCACCCTTTACAGAATATTGGGGTGTGTGGAATGACCACCAAGTGCCAAACACCTATTCACATTATGCAGATATGGCAATGGAAACTTTATTAGAAAAAGTAAAACCGGTTATGGAAAAACACACCGGTCTTAAATTAAGTCCTACATATTCCTATGCAAGAATATATAAAAAAGGTGATATATTGGCTAGACACAAAGATAGATATTCTTGTGAAATATCTACTACATTAAATTTAGGTGGTGACTCATGGCCGATATATTTAGATCCGACAGGCAAAACAGGTCAAGCTGGTATTAAAGTAGATTTAAAACCAGGAGATATGTTAATTTATTCTGGTTGTGATTTAGAACATTGGCGTGAAGAATTTAATGGTAAAGATTGTGGACAAGTATTTTTACATTACAACAAAGCTAATTCAAAAACTGCTAAAGAAAATCATTTAGATAAAAGACCTTTATTAGGTTTACCTGCTTGGTTTAAAGGCGCTACGTTGACAAAAGATAAAAATTAATCTATATTATAAGCTTGTAGGGGGAGACACCACCACAATCCTCTCCCCTTACTTTACCGTTTGAAATCCCAACAAATCTGATATAACCTATCAAAAATAGGTTTTTATATATGCTACAGAAACTAGGCTTTTTACCCGGATTCAATAAACAAGTTACAGCCACAGGAGCTGAATCTCAATGGACTGACGGGCAAAATGTGCGTTTTAGATACGGCACTCCTGAAAAAATAGGTGGTTGGAATCAATTAGGTGAGTCTAAACTAACTGGTGTAGCTAGAAAATTACATCATTTTGTTAATTCAGCATCAACTAAATTTGCTGCAATAGGCACAAATAGAATATTATATGCATATTCTGGAGGTGTATTTTATGACATACATCCTTTAGTCAATCCATCAGGCACAGCTATTACAAATTGTTTTACCACTACTAATAACTCAACAACTGTCACTATAACATTTTCTGGTTCAACAACTTTTCAAGCAGGAGACATTATATTATTTGGTGATGCTTCTACATTTTCATCTATAACCAACTCTAATTTTACGGCTGCAGATTTTGTTGATAAAAAATTTATGGTAACTAGTGTACCAAACAGCACCACTATTACTATAACAATGCCTAGTGTTGAAACAGGTAGCGGTGCAACCTTATCTGGGGGTATAACTTTTTTTCAATATTATCATGTAGGACCAGCTGAACAATTAGGAGCTTTTGGTTGGGGTATATCATTATGGGGTGGAACAGTTTTAGGAGCAGCCACAACTACTTTAGATGGAGCTATTACAGGTACAAGTGGTGGTAATAATAGTTCGGCAACAGAAATAACTTTAACTAGCGTTACAGGTTTTCCAACGACTGGTACAAACTTTGTTCAAATAGGCACTGAAGAAATATCTTATACCGGTATTACTGGAACTAAACTAACAGGTATCGGCAGAGGAGCTAGAGGAACTACAGCTACCACACACTCTAATGGAGCAACAGTAACAAATACATCTCAGTTTACAGGTTGGGGATCACCTGCAGCTAACACCGATAAAGTTACAGATCCTGGTTTATGGTCTTTGGACAACATAGGAGCTAAACTTATTGCATTGATTGTAGGAGGATCTGCTTTTGAATGGGATGGTGATGCAGCTAATGCTACATCTACAAGAGCAACTCTTATAGCAGGAGCACCAACAGCATCTAGAGATATGTTAGTTTCTACTACAGATAGACACTTAATATTTTTTGGAACCGAAAAAACTATTGGAGATCCAACAACTCAAGATGATATGTTTATTAGATTCTCATCTCAAGAAAATATAAATGATTATACACCAACAGCAATAAATACAGCTGGCACACAAAGACTGGCCGACGGATCACGGATCATTGGAGCGGTAACTGGTAGGGATGCCATCTATGTTTGGACTGATACGGCATTATTTACTATGCGTTTCGTAGGTGGAGATTTTACTTTTGCCTTTGCACAAGTAGGAACTAACTGTGGACTAATTGGTAAGAATGCAGCTGTGGAAGTTGATGGTGCCGCTTATTGGATGTCTGATAATGGTTTCTTTAAATATACTGGTAAGCTAGAATCTATGGACTGTCTAGTTGAAGACTTTGTTTATGATGATTTAAACACTACTTCTAATCAATTAATATATGCTGGTATTAATAACTTATTTGGTGAAGTAGTTTGGTTTTATCCGACATCTACATCAAATGTAAATAACAGAGCAGTTTTTTATAGTTACTTAGATTCAACATTAAAAAGACCTATATGGTTTACAAACGATAGTACTTTATTTGCTAGAAGCACATGGGAAGACTCTGCTGTGTTTGGTTTACCACACGGTACAAAATACAACGCAGATGATGATAACTCATTTGATGTTACAGGTAACACCGATGGAACAACAATATACTTTGAACACGAAACAGGTGTTAATCAATTAGAAGCAGGAGCTGTTACCACAGCCATACCAGCTGACATTGTTTCTGGAGATTTTGATATTACTCAAAAAGTTGTCAGAGGTGCTGCAACAAATTTAGGTGATCTTAGAGGTGATGGTGAAAATATTATGAGAGTTAGTAGAATTATACCTGATTTTATTGCACAACAAGGTAATACAATTGTACAATTAGATTTAAGAAACTATCCTAATAACACATCAGCTAGTTCATCATTAGGACCATTTACTATTACATCAGCTACAACAAAAGTAGATACACGGGCAAGAGCAAGAGCTGTGGCTCTTACAATAAAAAACACTGCCGTAGATACAAGTTGGAAGTTAGGAACTTTTAGGTTAGATATACATGCCGGAGGAAGACGGTAATGGCTATTACAAATTTACAACAAGCTAGACAGATGTATGCTCTTGGTCAAAGAGTTAGGTTTCAAGGTGGTGGTAGGGATGCAAGTAGAGGTGATTTTAGTTCTCCTAGTGCAGATGGGCCTGGTAACGATAAGGATGGAGGCACAGGTGCAGTTGATACAGGAGATTTAGGAACAGAAAAAGCTAACGTTCAAGCAAACTTAGATGCAAATATGAGTTCTAGAGATAGGGCCAGATTAAATCAATTTAAAAATTTGCCAACACCAACAGTCACAATTGGAGTTGATAAATTTGGTAATCCAATAAATGTTAAAACTACTTATACAGCTAGACGTAATAGACAAAAAGCTTTAGATGCATTAAATAAAAAAGGAATTAGTTCTTTTGATCCTAGAGTTACTAAAAAAAGTGTTAATTTTTTAGATCCAAACAATCTTATGACTAGTTTTGCACCTACTAATCAAAAATCATTTGGCTTACTTGATATAGCTTTAATGGCAGCCACGGGTGGTTTATTTGGAACTAAAGTAGCTACAGGTTTAAGAGCATATAATACAGCAAAAAATATAGCGCAATTTGCACAAAATATTGGTTTAACAGATAAAAATGTTGTTGGGGCTTTTACTGATAGTCTTACAAGTAATCTTTCAGATAAATTCAGTGGATTTGGTAAAGGAACAAAATCTTCAACTAAATCTTCAATAGATACAGATTTGTCCAAAACAAGAAATGGAGATGGTGGTTTAAATACTTTAGCAAATACAGATGCACTTACTCAAGAATATTTATTATTGTTAAATAAATTTAACACAGGAATTTTTACTGATGCAGATCAAGTCAGATTTACTTTTTTAAAAAATATATTAAAAAAATAATGGCTAAAATAGTACAAACATTAACTAGAGCAAGTGATGAGTATCAGGCAGATGTAGCACAATCTTTGATTAGGGATTTGGACGCTGTAATAGAAAAATTAAATACATCGTTTCAACAAGAAATAAAACAGGAGATAGAAGCTAAAAGTTTCTTTTTAGAATAATGGCAGTAGTAAACCAATAT